AGAAAGAAAGAAGGGGATGGACAGACAGCGTCTGGTCTATATTCTCTTTTTATCCCAATGGAGTGGAACTACGAAGGATTTATTGATGAGCACGGAAGCCCAGTCTTCAATACTCCGAGTGATGAAGTCTTTGACCCCCATGGAGAGTTAATAGATGTAGGTGTAATAGATAGCTGGCAAAATGAAGCTGATGGTTTAAAAAATGATCAAGACGCTTTAAACGAATTTTATCGCCAGTTTCCAAGAACTACAGAGCATGCGTTTAGAGATGAAACAAAAAATAGTATATTTAACTTAGTAAAAATATACGAACAAATAGATTACAATGAAGAAATGTCTAGAACACTAGGTATTTCAACAGGTAGTTTTCAGTGGGTTAATGGAGTTAAAGACACAAGTGTTATATTTTATCCAGATCCACAGGGTAGATTTAAAGTAAGTTGGGTACCACCAACACATATACAAAATAAAATTGTAATTAAAAATGGTATAAAATATCCTGGTAACGAGCACATGGGTGCTTTTGGCTGTGACTCGTATGACATATCAGGAACTGTAGATGGTAAAGGATCTAAAGGCGCTTTACACGGTTTAACTAAATTTAGCATGGAAGATGCGCCAGCTAATCAGTTTTTTTTAGAATATATAGCTAGACCACAAACTGCAGAGATGTTTTTTGAAGATGTATTAATGGCATTAGTATTTTATGGTATGCCATTACTCGCGGAAAATAACAAACCAAGATTATTATATTATTTAAGACGTAGAGGATATAGGGGATTTAGTATGAACAGGCCTGATAAAGTTTGGAATAAATTATCTACAGCTGAAAAAGAAATAGGTGGTATACCAAACTCAAGTGAAGATATTAAACAAGCGCACGCTGCGGCAATTGAAATGTATATTCAAGACCATGTAGGTATGAAACAAGATGGTACTTTTGGTAGTTGTTATTTTAATGAACTGCTAAACGATTGGTCAAAGTTTGATATAAACAAAAGAACAAAACATGATGCTTCTATAAGCTCTGGTTTAGCAATAATGGCTAACAATAGACATTTATATAAACCAAACGCTACAATAGAAAAACCAAAACTAAATATAAATATTGCTAGATATTCTAACAAAGGCAATATATCAAAATTAATTAAAAAATAAATATGGCTGTAAGAAGTTATTTTCCATCTCAAGTTGTAAGTGACATTGAAAAAATGAGTTATGACTATGGTTTAAAAGTAGCTAAAGCTATTGAAGCTGAGTGGTTTCACACTGAAAGAGGTAGCAATAGATATAGAACAAATCATAATAATTTTCACAATTTAAGATTATACGCAAGAGGTGAACAATCAATACAAAAATATAAAGACGAGTTATCTATAAATGGTGATTTGTCTTATTTAAATTTAGACTGGAAACCAGTACCTATTATACCTAAGTTTGTTGATATAGTTGTAAATGGTATAGCTGAAAGAACTTATGATATAAAAGCATATTCTCAAGATCCTTATGGTGTAGAAAAAAGAACTCAATATATGGAGTCTATATTAGGTGATATGAGAACTAAAGAGTTAGCTTCTTTTGCAGACGAAGCTTTTGGTGTAGATATAAGAGAAAATGATCCTGACACATTGCCTGGATCTGAAGAAGAACTAAAACTACACATGCAACTAACTTATAAGCAAGCTGTAGAATTAGCAGAAGAACAAGCTATAAACGTATTGTTAGAAGGTAGTAAGTATGAACTTACTAAAAAACAATTTTATTATGACCTTACAGTTTTAGGTATTGGTGCTGTTAAAACTGGTTTTAATACTTCTGAAGGTGTTGTTGTTGAGTACGTTGATCCAGCAGATTTAGTTTACTCATATACAGAATCACCTTACTTTGATGATATATATTATGTTGGTGAAGTTAAAAATATACCTATTAATGAATTAGTAAAACAATTTCCTCACTTACAACAAGAAGATCTTCAAGATATAATAAAAAGCACAAGTTATAATAAAGCTAATTATCATAATAATGCTTACAACGCTAAAGAAGAAGATAAAAACAAAGTTCAAGTTTTATATTTTAATTATAAAACTTATATGAACGAAGTTTATAAAGTAAAAGAAACAGGTACGGGTGCTGATAAAATATTACCAAAAGATGATACTTTTAACCCGCCTGAAGACTCAGATAATTTTGGCAAATTACATAGGTCAATAGAGTGTTTATATGATGGCGCTTTAATACTTGGCACTGACAAATTACTTAAGTGGGAAATGGCTAAAAACATGATGAGGCCAAAAAGTGATTTTACAAAAGTTAAAATGAATTATGCTATTGTAGCACCACGTATGTATAAAGGTAAAATAGAAAGTTTAGTTAGTAGAATAACTGGTTTTGCTGACATGATACAACTAACTCATTTAAAATTACAACAAGTAATGTCACGTATGGTGCCAGATGGTGTTTATTTAGATGCTGACGGTTTAGCTGAAATAGATTTAGGTAACGGTACAAATTATAATCCGCAAGAAGCTTTAAACATGTTCTTCCAAACTGGTAGTGTTATAGGTAGATCATTTACAAGTGAAGGTGATATGAACCCTGGCAAAGTACCTATACAAGAAATAGCTAGTGGTAATGGTGGTGCTAAAATGCAAAGTTTAATTGGTACATACAATTATTATTTACAAATGATAAGAGATACTACCGGGCTTAATGAAGCTAGAGATGGTAGTATGCCAGATAAAAATGCTTTAGTTGGTGTACAGAAATTAGCTGCAGCAAATTCTAATACCGCAACAAGACATATATTACAGGCAGGTTTATATTTAACGGCACAAACTGCAGAGTGTTTATCGCTTAGAATATCTGATATATTAGAATATTCACCAACTGCAGATGCTTTTATACAAGCTATAGGTTCTCACAACGTTGCAACATTAGACGAAATGAAAGAGTTACATTTGTATGACTTTGGTATATTTATAGAGTTAATGCCTGATGAAGAAGAAAAAGCAATGCTTGAAAACAATATACAAATGGCTTTGCAACAACAGTTAATAGAGCTAACAGATGCTATTGATCTTAGAGAAATTAAAAACGTAAAACTAGCTAATCAGCTGTTAAAAATACGTAGACAACAAAAGTCAGAAAGAGATCAACAAATAGCACAGCAAAATATACAAGCGCAAGCGCAGGCTAACGCACAAACACAGCAAGTAGCTGCACAAGCTGAAATGCAAAAAAACCAAGCAAGAGCACAAGCAGACGCGCAGCTTGAACAAATAAAAGCACAACTTGAATCTCAAAAAATGCAACAAGAAGTTCAACATAAAAAAGAATTGATGGAAATGGAATTTATGATGAACATGCAATTAAAAAATATGGAGGTTGAAGGGCAAAAATCTAGAGAAAAAGAAAAAGAAGATCGTAAAGATGAAAGAACTAGAATACAAGCTTCGCAACAAAGTGAGCTTATAGATCAAAGAAAAGGCGCAAAACCACCTAAAAACTTTGAATCCGCAGGTAATGATATAATGGGAGGCGGATTTAGTTTAGGTGCATTTGATCCTAGATAAAAATTATTAATTATTATTATATTATATTATGGAAGAAAATAATGAAAACGTAGTTGAAGAAACTACACAAGCAACTGAACAACCAGTTGAAGAAACAAAAAAACCAAATATTAATGAAGACGGCGATTACGTTGTTGATTTAAGCAAACCAATAGAAGAAAAAAATGAAACCACAGAAGAAGTTAAAGAAGACAACGCTGACGACAGCGGAGTGGTTGAGCTCGTTGAAGATGCCGACACCACAGAAAAACAAGAAGAAGTACAACCGGAAGCTGAAGCACAAGAAGAGCAGCCAGCTTTAGAAGAAGTTACTGAAGAAGAAGTTCAAGAGCAAACAGAAGAATTAGCTGAAGCTATTGAAGAAGCTCAAGAAACTGGTCAAGCAATACCTGAAAATTTACAAAAAGTTGTAGATTTTATGGAAGAAACTGGTGGTACATTAGAAGATTACGTGCGTCTTAACCAAGACTATTCTAGTTATGACGACATGACAGTATTAAGAGAGTACTATAAACAAACTAAAAAACATCTAACTGATGATGAAATAACTTTCTTAATTGAAGACTCATTTTCTTATGATGAAGAAGAAGACGATGATAGAGAAATAAGAAAAAAGAAAATAGCGTTGAAAGAGCAAGTTGCTAACGCTAAAAGCCACTTAGACGGGCAAAAGTCTAAATACTATGAAGAAGTTAAAGCTGGTTCTAGATTAACACCTGAACAACAAAAAGCTTGGGACTTTTTTAATAGATACAACAAAGAAAGCAAAGAGAATAAAAAAATAGCGGACAAACAAACTAATACTTTTAAATTAAAAACTCAACAAGTTTTTAACGATAAATTCAAAGGTTTTGAATATGACGTCGGTGATAAAAAATATCGGTTTAACGTGAAGAACGCTGGTGAGATAAAAGAAACTCAAAGCGACATTAATAATTTTGTCAAGAAGTTCTTGAACGAAAATAATGAAATGTCAGACGCTAAAGGTTATCATAAATCTCTATATACAGCAATGAATCCCGACGCTATTGCTAAGCACTTTTACGAGCAAGGCAGAGCTGATGCTATGAAAGAAAGTGTTGCTAAGGCTAAAAACGTAAGTATGGACCCAAGGCAAGCATTTTCAAATGATAACACAAGTGGCCCTAAAGTTAGAGTGCTTAACGATGATACTTCTCCTACTTTTAAGTTTAAAATTAAAAATAAATAACTAATTTAAAAATAAATAATTATGAGTATTTCAAATGGTGCGTTGTTAAATAGTGTACCTGCTTCACAGAAGCAAACACTTGCAACAAACTACTTAGATTTTACTGGGACTACGGACAATACGTGGGCTCAACAATACCTGCCAGACTTAATGGAACAAGAAGCTGAGGTTTTCGGACCTAGAACAATTTCTGGTTTCTTATCACAAGTTGGTGCAGAAGAGGCTATGACGTCTGACCAAGTTGTTTGGTCTGAGCAGTCAAGACTACACCTTTCATATACAGGTAATGTATCATCTGCTACAGGTGGTGCTAACGCTGGTGGAGGTGCTACTTCACAAATTACAATTGAAAACGATATTGACAGCACTTCAGGTTTTACTGCTGCTAATCACGGTATTAGAGTTAACGATACTATTATTGTTGCTAACTCTGATGGTGTTTTCAAATGTTTAGTAACTTTAGTTGCTAATGCAGTTATCGATGTTGCTCCTTATGGACAAGCTAACTTAACTGCTAACACTACAGCTGATGGTACTACTATACTAGTTTATGGTTCTGAGTTTGGAAAAGCTATGAACTATACTTTACCTGCTGGTACTACTAACACTTCGGATTCAAGAGGTGCTAACGAGCCAACTTTCAAGTCTTTTTCTAATAAGCCGATTATTATGAAAGATTACTACGAAGTATCTGGTTCTGACACTTCAAGAATTGGTTGGGTTGAAGTATCTGCTGAAAACGGACAAGCTGGTTACTTATGGTACTTAAAAGCTGAAGCTGATACAAGAGCAAGATTTGCTGACTACATTGAAATGGCAATGTTAGAAAGTGAATTAAACGTTGCTGGTTCTGTTGCTGATGGAACTACAATTACTGGATCTTCTGCTGGTGCTGGAAACGTAGGTACTGAAGGTTTATTTGCAGCTGTTGAATCAAGAGGTAACGTAGCTACTGGTATTAACGGTGTTAACGCTGCTACTGATTTAGCTGAGTTCGATGCAATACTTGCTGAGTTTGACAAGCAAGGAGCTATTGAAGAATACATGATGTTTGTAAATAGAGCTACTTCTCTTGCTATTGATGACATGTTAGCTTCTATGAACTCTTACGGGGCTGGTGGTACTTCTTACGGAGTATTTAACAACTCTGAAGATATGGCATTAAATTTAGGTTTCACTGGTTTCAGAAGAGGTTCTTATGACTTCTACAAGTCTGACTTCAGATACTTAAATGACAAAGCTACAAGAGGTGGTATTAACTCTGCTGCTGCTGCTGGTTCTGCAATTAGAGGGGTTTTAATTCCTGCTGGTACTTCTTCAGTTTATGACCAAACTGTTGGACAAAGCATGAAGCGTCCTTTCTTACACGTACGTTATAGAGCTTCACAAACTGATGACCGAAGAATGAAGACTTGGGTTACTGGTTCTGTTGGTGCTGCTACAACTGCATTAGACGTTATGCAACTACACTTCTTAACTGAGAGATGTTTAATCACTCAAGGTGCTAATAACTTTATGTTATTGAAGTAAACTATTTTAAGGATCGAGGCTTCGGCCTCGACCCTTTCTTTTTATTAATTTTATTATATATTATATTATGGCAAAAAAACAAGAAAAGGTAGAGGTACCTGTTGTTGAAACACCAGTTGTTGAAACACCAACACCTAAAAAAGTTGAACCTAAAAAACCAACTTGGGAAATAAAAGATAGAGTTTATAATTTAAAAGGTCATAAAAAACCTTTATCATATATGTTAAGAGGCTCTGGAATTTATTATTTTGATGCGGAAAAAGGTTACGAAAGAGAATTAAAATATTGCGAAAATCAAAGAACACCGTTTGTTGACGAAATGAAAGGTGACCAAAGATTAGCTCATATTATTTTTAGAAACGGAAGCTTGTTTGTAGAAAAAGAAAAAACAGTTTTACAAAAGCTTTTATCTTTGTATCATCCGCACAAAGATTCTATATATACAGAATATCAACCTGCACAAGAAGCTGCAGAAGAAATAGAAATACTAGAATTAGAAGCTGATGCAATAGTTATAGCTAGAGATATGGATATTGAAATGGCAGAAGCTATTATGAGAGTAGAAAAAGGTTCTAACGTGTCTAAGATGAGTTCTAAAGAACTTAAAAGAGACTTACTAGTATTTGCTCGTAATAATCCTGCTTTATTCTTAGAATTAGCTACTGATGACAATGTGCAGCTTAGAAATTTTGGTATTAAAGCTACAGAGCTTGGTATTATTAAACTAAGCGCTGATCAAAGAAACTTTATGTGGGGATCTAATAATAGAAATATTATGACTATTCCATTTGATGAGCATCCATACACCGCTTTAGCACATTGGTTTAAAACTGATGAAGGTATGGAAATATATGCAAATATAGAAAAAAGATTAAATTAATCAAACTGTAGAGCGGTCGCCCTGCGGGGCGATCGTAAACTACAATAAAAAAATATGGTAAATATAGATACGGTATATCAAAAAGTATTAGCAATAGCTAACAAAGAGCAAAGAGGTTATATAACTCCACAAGAGTTTAACTTATTTGCCGACCAAGCTCAAATGGATATATTTGAGCAATATTTTTATGATATAAATCAGTTTAACAGAATACCTGGTAATGACACTGAATACGCTGATATGTTAACTTTACTAGAAGAAAAAATAGCTATATTTAAAAACATAAAGTTATTAAATTATTCTTCACCTTATTTTCAAAAACCAAGAGAACTATATAGATTAGGTACTTTAGAAACGGGTTTTGGCGAAATAGAACAAGTAACTAACAAAGAGTATTTAAACATAAAATTATCACCTCTTGCAAAGCCAACACTAAAACGAGCTGTTTTTGTTGACACTCCGCAAGGTTATAGAATTTACCCTACATTTACAAATAATGTGCAATGTCACTATATAAGAAAACCTAGAACAGCAAAGTGGGGTTATAATATTATTGGTGAAAACGCTTTATGGGATCCAAATAAATCTGAAAATTTTCAATTACACCCGTCTGAAGAAAACAACTTAATTATTAAAATATTAGCTTTAGCTGGTATTGCAATAAAAGATGTTAATTTATATCAAATAGCTTCTCAAGAAGACGCTAAAAATATTCAACAAGAAAAACAATAAATAAATGGGATTATTAGATAGCTTTATACAAAAACAAAATCCAACAACAGGCGCTGGAGAACTTATAGATTTAGGTTTAGACGCTAAAATATATTATACTGGCCCTGATGGTGTACAACAAACAGGTAATGCTAATTATGGTAATTATCAGTTTTTTTCATTAGAAGATATTATAAACTCTTTTATAGTTGCTTATGTTGGTGAAGGTAAAATAATAAGTAAAGTTAGTAGAACTGATGTTGCTTTTCACGCACAACGCTCTTTAGCTGAATTAAGTTTTGATACTTTGAAGTCTGTAAAATCTTATGAATTAGAAGTGCCTGCAACATTAACTTTACCTTTACCACAAGACTACGTACATTACACTGGAGTTTCTTTTGTAGATGAGTCTGGTATAAAACACCCTATATATCCTACATCAAAAACTTCTAACCCTGTAGCTTATCAACAAGAAACAGATGGTGATATAAAATTTGAAACTAATACTTGGAAAATAAATGTACCAGATGTAACTATTGAAGACGGTTACTATGTGATAGATCCTACAGCTGAAAAACAATATTACGAACAATATATAGAATACGGCATAACAAGATCTTACGACTCTTTTGGTAATCCAATAACATCTACTGACAACTTTACTTCAAAAACACCTTTGTCACAATTTAAAGATGAAGTTAGAGTAACTATAGCACAAAATGTTGCTGGTGGTGGTCAAAACATGATATACGGTACTAATGTAGATCAAGCAGGTAATGCAACAAATGATGGTATGATAATATTAATGGACACTGATCCAGGTGGTTTAAAAGTTGGTATGAGTGTGTTTGGTCCTGGTATACCTTTAGGTACAACTATAACCTCTTTGGATGGTATTACTTCTGTTACATATCCTGGTATAGCTTTGCACACAACTAACAAGCGTTATCAAGACTGGAAGCTAATGGATGGTGACGTTAATCAACCAGCTGTAAATCCTGGAAAACCTATTGTAACTGTAAACTCTCAACTGTATGGTAACGAGATAATATTTGTAGACTTAAACACAGAGTCTAATACTTGGAAAAACTACAGATCACACACACCTAACAATACTACTACCGATGATGATTACGAGGATGATTCAAGATGGTATGCTGAAGGTAGAAGGTATGGTATTGACCCTCAACATGCTCAAGATAATGGATCTTATTATATAAATGATAATACAGGATTAATTCATTTTAGTTCAGCTTTATCAGAAAAAACTGTAGTTTTAGATTATTTAAGTGATAGTCTTGGTACTGATGCAGAAATGAAAGTACATAAATTTGCAGAGCAAGCAATGTACATGTGTATGGCTTATGCTATATTATCAACAAGGGCAAATGTACCAGAATATATAGTACAACGATTTAAAAAAGATAAATTTGCTGCTGTAAGACAAGCAAAGTTAAGATTGTCAAATTTAAAATTAAGTGAATTAACTCAAATACTTAGAGGTAAATCTAAGCAAATAAAACACTAATATATGCCGGAAATTAAACACGTTTTTAATCAAGGTAAAATGAACAAAGACCTTGATGAAAGACTAGTAGAAAATGGTCAGTATAGAGACGCTATGAATATACAAGTATCAACTTCAGATGGTTCTGATATTGGTACTGTTCAAAATATATTAGGTAATACTAATGTTTTTACAAGTAATATAATACCGCCTGGGTCTATTTGTGTAGGTGCAATTGCTAATGAAAAAGATAATTCTTTTTATTGGTTTGTTAGTCACGCGCTTAAAAACTTAATATTAAAGTATAGAAATGGCCAGGTTACATTTGTTTTTGTAGACACTTTAAACGTTTTGCAGTTTACAAATAAAATTGTTACTGGTGTTAATATAATTGATGATTTTTTATTTTGGACTGACGGTCTTTATGAGCCTAAAAAAATAAATATACAAAGATCTATTGATGGTACTGATCAAACTGGCCATTATCACACAAAGTTAGTTGTTCCTAAAAGAAATATAGGACCTAGCAGTTGTATAGAAGTAAGAGAAGAACATATAACTGTAATAAAAAAATCTCCAAAAACTAGACTAACATTAGACCCTAATTTTGATATTAATATAACAGCGACTACAGCTGTAAGTCTATTAGCTACACAAGTTGGCGATATAGACGAAATATATTTTAATAACTTTCCACAATTTATTTCTGGTTATAAAGTTGGTGATATAGTTATACTTAAAGTAGAAGATAAAGAAGCTGCTAGAATAAAAATAACAGAGATATTAATGCTTTCTGACGGTCATTATAAATTTGAGTTATTATCTAAAGATACTGACTTAACAGGATCTTTAGTTACTTACAACACTGAACTTCAAGATATTAGTGATTTGTTTGATCGTAAATTTATTAGATTTGGTTACAGATATAAATATAATGACGGGGAATATTCTTCTTTTTCACCTTTTACAGAAGTAGTTTTTAAACCAGATTTGTTTGAGTATCATGCAACAGATGCTTATAATAAAGCAATGGAAAATAATTTAATTTCTTTAAAATTAAGAAATTTTATAACTAATGACACTCCTGAAGATGTTGTTCAAGTTGATATATTATATAAAGAGTCTGATTCTCCTGTAGTTTACATCGTTGATAAATTAAAATATACAGACCTTCCAAATGTTGACGTAAATAATACTAGCAAAAACTATATG